GAGTGGCATATTATTATATCCTTAATTTAGCTATTAAACTTCTACTACGTTTCCGCCAAGAAACAATTCAATTTCAGCGTATCCGCCAGTGGAGCAAGTTTTTATGCAAGTACCTAAGACTGTGTCGCCAACTTGGTCAGATTTACGTGCAAGGCCAGCACTATCTGAAGTAACTGGTGCACCTGAGTTGATGTTTCCACTAGCCTGAACCATAGTGCGGCCTGTTACTGTTACTGTGCAAGCGCCAAAACTTGGTGCACCTGAGTTAAGGACGCCAAGGACACCAGCCCCCCCGTCAGTTTGGGTAACTTGGATGATAATTTCGCCAGCGGGGTTAACTTCACCAGCTTCTACGAATTTAAATTGTTCTGCACTAAGATCGGTATAGGCTTCAAAGGTGCGGTTATCACGTGATTGTACTACGGACATATTTATTCCCCTTTATAGGATTTATTGATAAGTGACTTGCCAGCATCGGTCTTAGCTACAGCAGCATAAGCCTTGGCAAACTCACTCTTTTTCAGTTGGTTTTCGTCCATATAGGACTTTACGAGACTATCTAGTTTGTCAGTAGAAGAGGCAAACTCGCCATCTACATCAGACTTACCAAATTCTTGCATGGATGCTTCAAAAGCAGCATCAGCAGCCTTTAACATTTCCATAATTGCTTCATCTTCTGAGAAAGACTTCAGAAGTGTTTTAGCTGCACCCTCTGCGAAGTGTGGCAAGATTGCTCCAGCACTCTTCGTGAGTTCAGCATCCGCCTTAACAAAGGCAGCTTCTTCAAGGGCCTTGAGAACAGGTGCTGGGATGTCAGACTTGTTCACATCAACGCCTTCAAAGCTCATTGTTTCTACAGGAGCTTTCTTTTCGATTGAGTCAGCACGAATAGTGTAACCTTCGTCGATCAAGCCCTTACGCAAGTGCTGGTTCTCAGCATTCAGACGCTCAAGGTCAGCTTTAAGGGTATCAATCTCAGATACAACCTCTTCGGCAACCTCTTCAGCCTTTTCAGTAACTTCCTCAGTAACTTCTTCTGCTACTTCTTCAGTTACTTCTTCAGCTTTTTCCATGTCGTAGCCAAAAGATTTCATGGCGTCTTCACGAGTAGCACCTTTTTCGTCCATGTACGCCTTCACTTTGGCCTCCATTTCATCAGTCATTTTAGTAAGTTCCTCTTCGGAAGTGTCACGCTTAAAGAGGGATACCATTGCCTGAGCATTGGCTGGGCGATCCACTAAGGAAAGCTCTGTAAGCTGTAACTTTTTTAAGAGATTGGGCAAGTTATATCTCCTCTTTGATAGCTTTTCCACCAATGGAAAATGCTGCTAATTCACCAGTCTTTACACGAGACCAGACATCATCGTCATACACCTTGTACGCGACAATCCATCCCTCACGATCAGATTGGATACCTAGAGAGCCACAAAGTTCCTCTGTGACTGGAAACGAATGGATGATTAAACCCACTTGCTCCCCTGTGTGCATAGCCTTGCCGACCCGCACGTGCTCCATAAATACTGTAGTGGCCTCTTCTATAGTGTCTGGAGAGATTACATCACCCTGACGATCTATAACTGGCACACCTTTTTCTGTTACCACTGAAGCCCAACCCCACACGAGACGCTGCTCGTCGTCGGTCTTAAGGATTTTACCCTCAATGTTCTTTTTCGCCTCAGTCTCCATAAAGGCTAGATAAGCCTCGTGTGAAGCTGCTGGCATATAGACCGCCTGACCATCGTAGTCAGACACGTGAGTTACTCCATCAAGGCCCAGTGCCATAGAGCGAACTCTAGCTTCAGCCTCAGTGGTAAATACGTCTGTTGCGTACTGCCCCTTAAGAATGTCCATTATGTATCTCCTTGTTGACCTGTTGTTATGTATTTGGTCGTAGGTTATCAACTAGGATTAATTCAAAGTTAGCAGAAACTCTAGTGTTCGCGACCTCAACCTCTGTTGCAATCATATCAATGTCAGTCAACTCAGGTAGAATTAGAGGTACGTCGAAGTTGTAACGATATGCGTTTTGATAAACCTCAGACAGGTGCTTAATCTTAAAGGAACTCCCAGTTTCCCTTGTGTACAACCTAATTTGAGCGTCTTTACCTTTAGGCAGGGAGAAGTCAAGGCTAGTCATATAGGCAGTGTAACCTTTTGGGACGGTGTAGATAGCCATCAGGCTTTGTTGTAGTTGAGGTTCGATCTGAGCTACAACATAATCAAGTACAAGGTTAACGGTAGCTGTAATAGTCCCTGCGTTTAAAATACCCCCATCATACTCCATACGGTAAATACGGGAGAATTTAACATTGGTTTGGACAACAGTCGTACCCTGCATCTGCACTATTAAAATTAAGGGCCTACCATCTTCATCCAGACCTTCAAGGGTTATGTTAGATGTGTCTGCGGTTTCAGTCGAGACTAACTTTAAGAACGCAGGAAAAACAAATGCGCCCCAAGGGTAAAGTCCTCCAGCAGTCCAAATGGACTCAGGGGTAGTACCAACGTCAATGTCGAAGTTAGCTCCAAACTTATGTACTGAAGAGTAGTATTTAACGTCACCTTGGGCAATAGCTAGGGTGTCGTGTTGATAAAGCAGTTTTGACCAAGTTGGCATAACGTATCCCTTAAGTTACAGTAGTGCTGGTATTAACCCAGTGCTAGTTTTAATTGTAGTAACATCTGCTTCTAATGCGGTTAGATCGGCTTTAGAAGCGTCCCTACTGGCTGTGTCAGTAGTAACATCGTCAACAGTGGGGTCAAACGTACTAGCGTTATCTGTGCCACGCATGTCAGTATTAGTAGTTACTGTACCCACTAGGGTTACGTTAGCAACAACATCTGTAGTAGGATTGAACGTAGAGAACCCTGTAGCTGTAATCCAGTCACCTTGATTAGTTTGTAACTCGTTAGTGTCTGCTAAAATAGAGGTTATGGAAGTGTTATCAGGTACTACTGTATTAGCGTTATCTGTACCTCTCATATCAGTATTAGTCGTTACTGTATCAACAAGTGTCACATTAGCTACAGCGTCAGTGGTAGGGTTGAAGGTTGAAAAGCCTGTAGCTGTAATCCAGTCACCTTGATTAGTTTGTAGGTCATTAGTGTCTGCTAAGATAGATGTTATAGAGGTGTTATCAGGCACTACTGTATTAGCATTGTCTGTACCTCTCATATCAGTGTTAGTAGTTACTGTGTCTACAAGCGTTACATTAGCTACAACATCGGTTGTTGGGTTAAACGTAGAGAAGCCTGTGGCAGTAGCCCAGTCACCTTGATTAGTCTGTAGCTCGTTAGTGTCTACAAGAATAGCCGTGATGGAAGTGTTATCAGGTACTACTGTGTTAGCGTTGTCTGTACCTCTCATATCGGTGTTAGTGGTTACTGTGTCTACTAGTGTAACATTGGCAACAACATCTGTAGTAGGATTAAACGTACTAGCGTTATCAGTACCACGCATGTCAGTGTTGGTTGTAACAGTATCAACAAGTGTAACCTGTGCAACAACATCTGTAGCAGGATTAAACGTAGAGAAGCCTGTAGCTGTAAGCCAATCACCCTGATTAGTCTGTAGGTCATTGGTATCTACAAGGATAGCTGCGACAGAGGTATTATCAGGAACAACAGTGTTAGCTCCATCTGTACCCCTCATATCAGTGTTAGTAGTGACAGTGTCTACAAGAGTGACCTGAGCTACAACATCTACAGCAGGGTCAAAGGTAGACCTTGTTGAGACTGCTACGTCTAAGTTGTCAGTGTCTAGGGAGAACAACTTAGTTTCCTGAGCGGTTGTAAGGCCAGTCACAAGAACTGTGTTACGCCAAACTACATCAAGTCCATATCCGCTTGTCGTAGGAACCTTAACTGGGTAAAGTTCATCTGAACGATAGAGCCTTCTATTGTCGATCTGAATTACACTAACAGCAGTTGTGTTATCCAAGCGCATATCCACTACACCAACATCAATTCTGAAGTTAGCTAAATCCACTGCGGTAATTCCACCAAAGAAGTTTCTAATGCCAGCTTCTGTCGTTAAGTTGTAAGCCCACCAAGCGTAAAGGTCTGATACCGAAAAGTTCGATGCTACGGTTAGGTCAACTTCGAGGTTAACGTAATCCGCTTGGAAGTTAGTGATCGAGCTACCATCAACGCCTATGAGGCCATAAACCGTGTCATCTACTTGGGATACAAGTGCTGACCAACCAAGGGAAGAAGCTACTGTGACAGCTTCGTACCCTAATTTAGCTGTAACCCCGTTAGTTTTAGTCAGTCGTATTTTAATGATATCTCCAGCGGAGTACCCAGTACCCTCTGGGTAGCTTTCAAGGTAGGTAGACCCAACGACAACTTCATTAACAACCTCAGTAGAAGTGGTTTCATTGAATACGTGTAGGCGAGACCCAGCGGAGATACCAGAGATGGTAATATTAAGATTTGGGTAGATTGTGCCGTTTGCATCTGTACGGATACCTGTGAAGGTAGCGCCATTCAAGAGTGTGATTAAACCAGTCGTTGTCATATCACCAATAAAGTTGGAGGACTTAATCGTAATAGTGGTTCCAACTAGGGCAAACGGGACGGTTGCTGCTGGATCAATAGCGACATTATAATTACCTGCATTAAGAAGAGTTCCCTCTCTTCCAACAAGATGTGCTACATTAACACCGAGGTTATCCACGAGGTATGCTTTAGCGCGGTCATAGAACTCAGATGGGGTGTCGATACTTGTGTAGGCATTAACTATGTTGACATCCTGCTCAGTGACCACGAAATCAGGGAACATTGTAATGTCTTGCTCTAATACTTCAGCACCATTAAAGTCAACTTCATAGATTATAAGAGCTTGGAGGTAAGTTATAGATACAACATCAACAAATGCCTTATCTTGCTTTACTACGTCCAAAGGATACTTACAGAACCTAGAGATGGTATTGCCTGTAGGCTCAGTTGCTGGGATACGTGCAGTCCAAGTCTTGAGTAGCTTTTGACCTGTCACTTGCCCAAGGGCATCAGATGTTGCGAATGAGTCTGCAATGGAAGTTAAATCAATCCACGAGAACTCTTCATCAACTGCGTTAGGCAATGCTGGGTAGTTGATCCGATTGCCATCATCATAAGTAAGGACACGAGTTTCAGCGCCAACAAGGGCTGTTTTATCTTGATCAACCACACTCAGAACGTAGTCTTTATAGAGTGGTATCTGTCCACCACGTTGGGTTGTACTCTGTGTGAAAGCATCAACTTTAAGGTTCATACCTGTTGTGTTGTTGATGTAGGTTCGTGTGTATCCGTTACGTGTCCAAGTGTCGTATTCATTCTGACCATTGAAGTTTGTAAAAATCCTACGGTCACGACCTTCGGTCAAGCTGTTTACTGTAGCCAACCTGTCAAATGTTGTAGTAGAAAAAACATCAATAACAGTCCTGTGACTAGATATAAAGAAGTTCTTAAACCCGTTAGTTGGAATAGTTCCACGAATACGGAACATCATACCATAACTTGCAGTTATACCAATCCAACGGCCCTCAATGAGCTTGTGCGTCCCGTTCCAGTAAACAACTGGAGCACCAATAGCTGACCCACCGACCCAGTTAAGGGTTGCGTTACCATCTAAGTACCAACAAGCGTTTTGT